GTTTAGTTAGAAATCCCAGTCGTCATCGGTGGTAGATTCATGCTTGCCGATCACGTATGACGAACCTGAACCAGAGAAGAAGTCATGGTTTTCGTCAGAGTTTGGAGACAATGCACTTAGGATGGCAGGATTAACATCACAAACATCCTTTGGGAACAATGCATCAAAACCTAGATTCATCAAGGCCTTGTTTGCGTTGTAGTGCAGGAACTTCTTGACATCTTCGGTTAAGCCGATTTCGTCATAAAGGTTAGCCGTATATTTAATCTCATTATCATAAAGTTCCATGAGTAGGTCATAAGTATAGTCTTGAAGTTCCGCCTGTCTTTCTGGAGACTCTTCATTAAATGCTTGCTGGAACTTATATCCAATGTAGTAGCCATGAACTGCTTCATCACGAATAATGAGTCTAACGAGGTCAGCAGTGTTGGTGAGCTTGGCACGGCTAGACCAAAACATTGGAAGATAGAACCCACTATAGAACAAGAATGACTCTAACAATGTAGAGGCAATCTTACGCTTTAGCGGATCCTCTCCGTGGTAATACTTAAGAACTGTCTCGGCCTTCTTCTGAAGGTAAGGGTTCTCTTCTGACCAGCGGAAAGCATCTTCTATCTCCTGTGTAGAACAAAGCGTTGAGAATACACTTGAGTATGATTTAGCATGAACTGATTCCATGAATGCAATGTTTGTCATTACCGCTTCCTCGTGCTGGGTTCTAGCATCTGGAATTAGGCTAACTGCTCCCACGGTTCCCTGGATTGTATCCAACATGGTTAGGCCTGTAAAGACACGCATGGTGAGCAACTTCTCGTTGTCACGCAATGTTGACCAAGACTGAATGTCATTACTTAGTGGAACCTTTTCTGGTAGCCAGAAGTTGGCAGTAAGTCTATTCCAAACCTCTAGGTCTACCTGATCTTCAATTTTGTTCCAGTTAACTGGTCTTGTTATAGCTGACATGATACGCAACCCTCCATCTCTGTTCCTTCTAGTGCGTTTTGTCTAATACGAATATAGTAAATAGTCTTAATACCCTTCTTCCATGCATAGATTTGTGCACGGTTGACATCGCGAGTGGTTGCGGTGTCCTTGAAGAACAGCGTTAGAGATAGACCTTGGTCTACGTGCTGGGTTGCAGCAGCATAAACATCAATGATCTTTTCTGGACCAATCTCATAGGCATCCTGGAAATACTGACGGTTATCGTTATTTAGATATGGAGCTGGATAGTAAACACGTCCCATCTTTCCTTCCTTACGGATCTCAATCTGAGATGCAATTGGGTGAATAGAGCTTGTTGAGTTATTAATATAACTAATAGAACCAGTTGGTGGAACAGCCTGAAGGTTCTGGTTGTAGATACCGTGCTTGTGAACTGACTTAGCTAGTTCCACCCAATCTTGAGTAGTAGGAATTGCAATGTTTGCTTCTGCAAAAATCTTAGTTACCTTATCAGTCTTTGGCTTCCATTCCTGAAGAAGATACTTGTCAAAAAATTCACCAGTAGCATACTTTGACTTCTCAAAGCCATCAAAAGGAGAGCCTGTTTCTACTGCCATCTTGTTAGATGCCCTTAGAGCGTGATAAAGAACAGTATAGAAATACATGTTGGTAAAATCAATTGATTCTTCGTCACCATACATCATTTCTTCCTTACCAAAGTAACCATGTAGGTTCATCTGACCTAGACCAATAGCACGTGACTTCTTGTTACCCTCGGCAATTGACATAACAGAATCAATATATGATAGGTCTGCAACAGATGTAAGAGCCTTGATAGCAACCTCAACTGTCTTACCGAAGTCTGGAGATTCCATAGCCTTTGCAATGTTTAGCGATCCTAGGTTACATGAGATATCCTTACCAATTTCATTGTATGATAGGTCATTATTGTAAGTGGTAGGAGTATTTACCTGAAGGATTTCAGAACATAGGTTTGACATATTGATACGTCCGTCAATTGGGTTAGCATCATTTACAGTGTCTTCATAGACAATGTATGGATACCCTGACTCAAACTGCAGTTCTGCAATACGCTCAAACAGTTCACGAGCCTTAATCTTTGACTTACGAATCTGTGGATTATCAACCATTTCCTGATACTTGTCAGTTACAGAGATATCGCTCATAGGAACTCCGTAGACACGCTCAATGTCATATGGTGAGAATAGATACATGTCTTCATTATTCTTAGCAAGTTCAAGAGTAATGTTTGGAACAACTACTCCAAGGCTAAGGGTCTTGATACGGATCTTCTCGTCTGCATTCTCACGCTTGGTGTCTAGGAATTTGAGGATGTCTGGGTGGTGTGCGTTTAAGTAAACTGCTCCTGCACCTTGACGTGCACCTAGCTGGTTTGCGTAGCTGAATGCATCTTCCAACATCTTCATAACAGGAATAACACCTGAAGACTGATTTTCAATCTTCTTAATTGGTGCACCTAGTTCACGTAGATTAGTGATGTTAAGTGCAACACCACCACCACGCTTTGAAAGCTGAAGTGACGAGTTAACTGCACGAGCAATTGATTCCATGTTGTCTTCAACACGCAACAGGAAGCAGGATACATACTCTCCACGTTGCTTGCGACCTGCATTTAGGAATGTAGGAGTTGCTGGCTGGAAGCGACCGCTGATGATTTCATCAACTAAATCCTTTGCCAACTGCTGGTCTCCACGTGCAAGCAATAGTGCATTCATAACAATACGATCTTCAAAGCGTTCTAGGTAACGTTCACCATCAAACGTCTTTAGTGCATACTGAGTATAGAACTTGTATGCTCCTACGAATGTAGGGAATCGGAACTTATAAGCATATGCTTGCTTAAATAGTTCTTTGATGAAGTCAAATGAATACTGATCCAAAACTTCTGGCTCATAATACTCATGCTCAACTAGATAGTGAAGCTTTTCTTCAAGGCTGTGGAAAAACACAGTGTTGAGATTCACATGGTCAAGGAAATATGCTCTTGCTGCCTCCTTGTCCTTGTCGAACTGAATCTTGCCTTCATCTGACCAAAGATTCAACATAGCATTTAATTCATGATAGCTATAATTATCCATTTAGTTTCTCCAACCTCTTTCTTACTTTTTGGACATCTTCTGATGTTCCAAATATTTCTACCCTGGCAATTATGGGGATGCCAGTCTTCCCTGAAATCATTTCTGCAGCTTTACAATAATGATTACCAAAATTAGTATTGCCCAGACCTACAATTCCTATTAACAATTCTCTGTTTTCAGGTATGTTAAGGAAGCTTCTTACTTGTCTGGGTATGGCGGATCTTTCGCTTCCGCCTCCGTAGGTAGGGACAAAAAGAACATACTTGTTCTTAGCAATGATAGGGTCAGAATCGTCCCAAGATATAGGGATCCGAATAATATCGTATTGTCCATTGTCAACCTTTTCTACGAATCGTTTTGTGTTCCCCGAATAATTGGAGAAATACACAATAGTGATAGACATCTATTTTACCTCCATTTTTTGATATCCAGGGACAAGAAAGGGGAAGGATATTTCGCCTTCCCCAATCTATTTTATCCCAATTACTTGAGAAGTGCAACCTTGTGCTTTGGATTAGCCTTGTTCCACTTTGCAGCAAGAGCATTATACTTAGCCTTGTTGCCAGCAGTAGCAGCATCTGCAAGGGCAAGCTTTGCAGTAAGGTCTGCAACCTGTGCAGATAGAGCAGTCTTTTCAGCAGTTAGTGCAGTTACCTTGCCATTTGCCACAGCAAGTTCTGCATCCTTTTCTGCTACTAGAGCAGCAAGGTCTACAACCTTAAGGGTTCCACGAACGAAACCTACAGGAGCAGCAAGACCAGTAATAGCAGTTGCTACAGTAGCAGTTGCAATTAAATCATACGAACCTACAGCAAGACCAGTCAGCTCCTTGGTAGCTTCGCCTCTTGCATCAGTGCTTACCGAATAGGTATTGGTGGCAGTGCCACTAACTACCTGAATTGCTACAGTTGAACCTGCAACAGCATTTCCGAATACGTCAGTTCCAGCTACAGTTACCTTAGCAGTGGTGCCAAGAGCAGCAGTTGGTGCTGAAAGTGCAATAGTATTTAGTGCACCTGCAGTTCCCTTTACGTAATAAGTTCCAATAGTAGCAGTTCCAGCGGTGATCACAATCTTTCCAACAGCAGTTGACTTAGTGTAGGCATAGAACGTAGCACTAGTTCCAGTTCCAGTAGCAACAGAAGCAGATGCGGTTCCTGCAGAAGCAGTAACAGAGTCTCCAACAGTGGATACAAGAAGTGCATTGGTTGCAGTAGCGGTTACGGTTACGTTGTTGTCTAGACCAGTAACAGCAATACGAACTGCATCAGTTACCTGAACAGCATTATCTGCTGGGACTGGAAGGATAACGGCGGTTGCCTCAGTTAGACCATCGGTGGTGGTTGCTACAGCATTAACAGTTAGACCAGTTGCTACTGCAGCGTTTGCAGGTGCAGCAACTAGTGCGGTTGTAGCAAGTGCTACTGCAGTGGCAATAGCGATAAGTGGCTTCTTTAGTGAAGTCATGTATTTTCCTTTTCTATAGTTAGATTAATTCGAATCTAGCCAGGTATTCTTTTACCTCTTTTGGCATAGGATTCAATCTTATCACATTGTCATTATCCATGTCAAGTTGTTTTTTAGGTCTATCTTTAAAAGTATGAATTTCAACAACTTGATTTAGATCCTTTGGAGTGTGCGATATGGCTCCAAAGATAGCTCCACAAACAGCATCTGCCAAGTCTTTGGAAGATTTACGAGGGTGGTCTACACGATTTTGTTTTACAATCTTTAATTCTGTAAGCTCTTCAAACAATAGTTCAATAGCTGGCATGATAAGACGATCTTCATAAACAAGCATTGCCATATCTTCGTAGTGCTTCTTGGCAACAGAAACAGTATCTGTTCTAATACCAACCTGTTTTAGCTCATTCTGAATATCAAATGAGTTCCAACGGTCAAATGACACCATTCCAATATTGAAACCTAGTCTACGTAGATTTTGAATCCATTGCTTAACCTCAGATAAGTTTACAGGGCCTTCTACCTTTGGCTCCCACCATGCTACAGCATCTACTACAACAATTGGTGCTACCTGGCTATAATCCTTAACTACCTGAATATTTACCCATTTGTCTACGTGAGCAATTGCAACAGCACACTTGTCATGTTTCTGTGCAAGGTCAGCATGGACAAAATAAGTCTTATCTGGGTCTGGCTCAAATGATTCCTCAAATCTCTTCCAGCCGTCAATAGGATTTCTAATGCTCATGGCAGAACGAATCTTATCTTCTTGCTTAAAGAAGCGATCAGACGAGAACGTAGGAACACAAGCAAAACGTTGCATAGCATCTCCCATGTCAGTAAAGAATGAAACTTTAAAATCATCAATTTGTCTGGTAGGATTTACAACCCAAGTTGGACGCTTAAGAGCAAACATTCCTGGGTATTTGTATGACAAGATGGTATCTTCGTCCCACTCAATTTCTAAGAAGTTTCCTTCGGCATCTTCGGGCAGGTCAGGATTCATAATAAATTTATGTTTCTTGGTGACAACTTCCTTGTCAGCAATTACTGCGTCATAGCGAGATGAGATAAAGTCTCCTGGATAACGAGGGAATGATAGTAGTGCCACCTTTCCCAAATCTGGGAAACGAGAGTCTACAGAAGCACGGAAGGCTTTATATATGTTGTCTGCTGTCTTACCCTGATCATTACCAGTCCCAATCTCTTGAGCAAAACCAGAGATCTCGTCAAGAACTGCTAGGATAAGGTTAAGACCCTCGTGAGACTCACGCTCTGAGTGACCAGAGTAAACGGTTATTGACTTATCGAATTCGATACTTTCTGCTTTCGCATAGAACTTACCAGCAAACCACGGAGATTTCTCAATCTTAGTTTTAAAACCTTTAAAGAAAACGTTCTTTGCCTGTTGTGCGTTAATAGCCACGTTGATAATATCGATGGCATCTCCACTGGGCTTACCAAAATAACGAGCAGGGTCTTTAAGGCATAGTAGTTTATAGACAATATAGCTACAAGCAACAGTAGAGGTAAAGTCTTTACCACTTCCCTTGCCAAGTTGTAGAATAACTTCATTCTTAGTATACTTTTTAAAATAACGTCTACCTTCCGTATCTCCCATAAGCTCAATAACATCTTCAAGCTTGTAAATCTGACTCATAGCTTCAACAATATCATACTGAATTTGTGACAATGGTGGCTGGTTTAGATAGTCTTCACCCTCAACAAATGTCTTGGCATCCACTGGTCGTTCTGCGAATACATCAGACTTGAGGGCTTCTAGAAAATCATCAAACATCGTTGCTCACCACCACAGTTATTACTTCTTTATCTTTGGATACTGATGAAAGTCTACGCATGATATCGTCTCTAATTTGTGGATAGTCTCTTGCAATATCCTTAAGAATGTTTACTAGGACTTCCTGCTTACGCTCAATCTCAACCATCTCTTCTGCCAGCTCCTTGTTTTCTAGCAGACCAGCCTTCTGAAGCATATCAATACGCTTAGACTCAAGGTCCATGACTAGCTTAATACCAGAAGTCTTAGCCTGTAGGTTTGCAGTTGTCGTAGCATCATCAATAACTTCATATGCCTTCTGGATTAGTTTAGTGTAATGAGTGTCTGCTCCTACCAGGGCTTCTTTGGCTCTAGCACGGATAGCAGCATTATCTGCAGCCATGCTACGCCACTCATTAATATAAGCCACAACTTTTTGTCTAGGCATGGCAAGCTCTTTGGAGATCTGGGTAGGTTCATTACCTGCCAGATATTTTTCTACAACCTTGTTTACTTCATCAAGGTGTTCTACGGTTAGGTCCTCAAATGACACGCTTTGCTCTCTTTCCTCGTTGTGGAATACGCTTTACCATTTCTGGTCTGAACGACCGATAAGCAGATGCCGAGGCACGGAATACCTCAAAGCAATCTACCCATACAGCTCCAGTCTCAGTATTCGTAACTAGGCTATCAAACTTAAACTTAGTTCCATACTGACCAGATACCTTTATAAGGTCACCCTTAACAATTTCAAATCCATTAACAATTACCCTATCCTCACGGACAAACTTTTTTGCCATTTCTGGAACAACATACTTTTTAGGTCTAGCCATTTGTTTCCCTTACTGATACATATTTCATACAGCGATCACAAGACTCATATGTATACCCTGTAAAAGGGCATGATGCCTTGTGTGTGTTCTCGTGCTTGCAGCCAATTCTAACTAGATAAGACTTTGCTACGTGAACAAAATGCTTTAAAACTCTTTTCATCTTTTACTCTTTCTTAACCCAAACTTAGCTAGATAAACATAGATGGTTTCTACGCTTGTCCCACACTCTTTAGCAATCTCTTCTGGAGTCTTCTTATCTAGGTGATATCTCTTCTTGAGCCATGCTTCGCTGGTATATAGTTTAGTAGCCATTACTTTGCAATCTTTCCCCAGTTATTGATAGCATAATGACCAATACCGACAGCATCAGCCACGTCATCATCCTGGATATTCTTGTCATAGAATCCATTGACAAAGGTAATGGTCTTTTGCTTTCGAACTTCTCGCTCTTTAGCTTTATACCAAGTCTTTGTTTTATTTGGGAATTCATTCATTATAGCTTGTTTTTCCATTGCTGTCAACTTGCCATTGCCAATATACGTTTGCCATGTAATTGGATTGATTGAACCTGCAGTTCTAATACCTGCAATTCTTGCAGCTCCCAGCAAAGCTCCTTGAATCAGGGCTAGATCAGAAGCAGTCTTTGGGCTATTAATAAATACTGTATGTTCAATAACAATTGCATCTATTTTAAAATTTTTAAGGAATGGCAAAGTTTTTCTTGCAGCATCTCCTAGTTTTTGATAAGCGTTAAGGCCATCAAATCTAATCTTTCCATATTTAACTAATGACTTGCCCTCAAAAATAGAAAAGGCCAGACTTGTGGTGCTTGCATCAATAGCCATAATTACATTTGGTTTATTATTACCTATTTGTGCTAGCTTACTCAAGTCCGAACCTCTTCATTTCCTTTAATGCCCTACCGACATCTTTTGGATTTACAGAACATACGCTACACAGAATGTCGTCATTATAGATTGATAATTCAGCATTACAAGATTTGCAGTTACGTTTTTTACCATTTGCTCTTCTTGAAATTCTTGATATCTGATATCTAGCAGCAATCTTTTCTTTAGTTGCTGCTTCACGACACTCTGCGGAGCAGTATATCTGATAGCTTATTTTTGTTTGAAATTGGTGGTCACACCATTCACAGTGTTTGTTTTTCATCTAGTGGCTCCAAGGAATTAATTTTTAATACCCCAGTTCCTGCATTATCGCAAGCTTCCCGAATCGGACAAGTCTTACAGATCTTTGAATTGCTGCGATAGTTCTTGGTAGGAAGAGTCTTATCTTCCCAAGCCTTTCGAACAGTTCGCATCCAATCAAATGCATTCTCCACCCACTGATACATATACTCATTTAGTTCGATTGGAATAATCAAAAGTTCATGAGTATTTTTGTTTTCATAAATAAGAACTGATTTATTCTTATTCATAATCTTCATATAGATAAGCAGCTGAACTAGATGTCCTAGCTTTGGCTTACCCGAAATCTTGCGATACTCAAAAGCATCGTGAGGCATAGTCTTAATCTCACCAAGAAGTTCTGACCCTTCCCAGTTAAGCATAACGTCACCAAATCCAAAGATTGGTGGGTCATTAGATGTAACCTTAAACTCTGAATCAACCAAGAAGCCAGGAACATTTCCCATTGCTTCCTGAATTCTTTCATGTGACTTGGTTCCTGCTGTCATGTTAGCAGCACCATAAGCATCTGCATTGTCAGTGAAATTAGCACCTTCAAATGCTAGATACCAGTAACGAGGACATTCTCCGTGAGAGAATGCAATTGTGCTTGGAGCAAATGTCTTTTTGGTTGTAAACTTGTCCACACGGTTAATGGTGTATCCAGAATTAATCTTTGCAATAAGAGCATCTTTATCAAGAAAAGATGGTTTTGATTCTGGACCATTTTCCATCTTCTTGAGCATTACTTGCTGTAATAAATTTTTTGCCATAATGTTATCGAACAATATACTTTAGTGCTGATACAAGGTCAGTAATGGCCTCGTGAGCAGTGAAGTAAATATTCTTCTTCTCCCTATTTCCTTTGTCTACGTTAACCATCCAGGTTGCTTTAAATGCCATCTTGGCAGCGATTGCCTGGAGTCTAACGATCTCTATGGTGGCAACATTTAGTGGAATATCTGGCTTAATGATTAGCTTGGCAATAAAAGTAAGAGCCTCAGTTAGTTCATCATCATTCATGTAGTCAGCAATCTCTGAGAGACCGTTGACCATATCAATTGTCGTTTTATTTTGTTCCATTAGTTTTCCTTAAACATTGTATTTCTATTATACATCATCAGACAGGATTTGTTCAAGTAAAGATAGCTCAATTATAGCAAGCCTTGTCTTTGGAGCACTATCTCCAATAACAACAACGATAGCAGGATCGTTGCCATTTCGAATAGCATCAGTAGTAGCTTTGGCCCATACATCCTTATTAAGTGTAAAGCTTTTGCCAACTTCTTTGAAGTCAACTGTAAAGTTTTCCCAGGTAGCATCTCCCTTATGAGTTCCTCTACCTGAGTTCTTGTGTTGTTTAGCTCCAATACGCTTACTCTCGCTCTGTTCGCTCATAGTCTTCCTTTTTCTTTTTAGTATTAAGACTTACTTCACTTAAATGTTTTTCTGGACACATCCAAGTTAGTTTCTTAAGCTCTGGGTAAGAGCGGAGGGTTTTAACCTCCGCCTTACACACATGACATACGAATGAGCCTGGGTATATGTTATACCGTGCCATTGACCTTTTCCTTAATTAAATCTTGTAGGTCTAAGTCTTCACGGACTCTTGCTACGAATTTTTCTCTACCTTGCAACTTATCTCCACTGCCGTCTGGCAAAATATACCAAGCACCAGTTCTCTCTACAATACCCATCATTTCAGCAGTGTCTACTAGATCGCCTATGCTATCTACACCCACGTCACCACGGAAATAGAAGTCATATTCACCAGACTGAAAAGCAGGTGAAGTCTTTGAGAACTGAACTTCCCAACGAACTCTGCGTCCTACCTTCTCTTCAATGAGCTTATCTCCCACCGCAATCTTGCCTTTAATAGCCTGATTGTCTGACTCAGAAGAGAAAAGTTTGATAACGGTTGAACTATAGAACTTAGTCGCTTGACCACCCGAAGGCTGCTGACTTGTATACATAGCACTAATATTATTACGAGATTGACTAATAAGAACAAGCATCGTAGGCTTAACCTTATTATTGGCATAGTTAAGCATTTTCCATGCGTTGCTAAAGTCTCTAGACTCAGCTCCAATTTGCTTGGTGTTTTCAAGCTCTTTGAGTTCATCAGTTCCCTTTTCAAAATAAATAGCTGGCAGAAGTGAAGTAATAGAGTCAACAACAATTAGGTCAACCCCAGCATTCATAAGTGCAACACCTACGTCTACCATCTCGTTAATTGTTCTTGCTTGTGATACGATTAGCTTGTCTGTATCTACCCCTAGCTTTTCTGCCCACTCTTCAGAATATGACATCTCAGCATCGATCCAGGCACAAAGCTTTCCCTCTTGCTGGGCTAGGGCAATCATCTGAAGGCACATAGAGGACTTTGCAGACGACTTTGAACCCCAAATAAGAACCTGTCTACCATATGGCAAACCGCCATTCAGAGCACGATTAAGACCAAAGCTAGGAGTCTTCTGGAACTCAGTCTTAAAACCAATTCCAGTTGTTAGACGTTTACGAATCTTTGGGTCCAGCTGTGCGAGAGCTTCTTCGACTGTTGTCATTAATTAGCCAGCCCATCTAGCTTGTCTGGCTTGTATCCTGCCCATGAATCGTTGTCAGTAATTACCACTGGAGCAGCCTGGAAGCCCAAAGCAACAATCTTGTCATATGCTTCCTGGTCCTGGGTGATATCTACTGTAGCAAACTCAATGTTGAGCTTCTTTAGATGTCTCTTAGTAGCATCACATTGAACACATGATGGCTTTGTATATACTGTAATCATTAGAATCTTACTCCGTGCTTCTCAGGACGTGCCTGGTTAATATTAGTCTTCTTTTCAAATGCGTGATCTAGAGATATCGTAGTGTATCCATGCTCTACAAGACCTGCGTATAGATCAAAAGTGCGGATAAGAATATCTGCCATTTCATCGGCAACTTCTTCCTCTCCCTTATCCTTTCGGATAGCCTCCATAACCTCCACAGCCTCTGATACAATCATCATTAGCTGCTTGGTTACAAAGATGTCTGTCTGCTCCTGTGTAGCGTCCTCCAAGACGCTCCAGAAGCCCTTTTTGACTGCAGTTTCATGCAGCTGTTCACAAATGTCATCAAACATTGTATACCTCTTCCATTATTGTTGTTCCGTCCTTAGTTTTACCAAGGTCAAATTTATATACTCCACCCTCGTCAATTTTCATATAGGCCTTTGAGAAGTTTGTTGGGAATACTGTCACACTTTGTAGTTCACGAGTTGAGTCAGCAAGCACTAGAGATGCCATCTTCTTTCCAGCCTTAGTTACACGAGGCTTAAACGATACCACAAACTTTTCATCTTCCTTGAATGGCAGAGTCTTGTAGTTTAGAATTTTTACTAGTCCAGACTGATTGCCCTTAATTTCATCTGCTGGAATAGCATTAGTAACACGGTTATCGCTGGCAAGAATTAGATAAGTCTTTCCTGGCTCAATGGTTGTCTGTTCTTCATCGAAGATACCAACACTACCAGTCTTATCTAGGATCTCTACACGAGACCATCCCTTGCCACGCTTGATAGCTTTTACCATTCCCATGAGGATGAATGAGCCCTTTTCTTCGTAGTCTTCGGCATCATTGATGAATGCATAATAATGCTGTGGGACCGTGATGTTAAACTCTGGAAGATTAAGATATTCATAGAGATTCTCACGAATTTCTTCATCATTTCTAGGATTGTCTTCAAAGGTTGCAGCACCAACAGCTCTAAGAGCCTGAAGAGCACGAGAATTAACACCATTACCCTTAGTAAAAGTAAACTCTTC